TTATACCGGCCTCAATCCGACGACGCTGGTTTCGCCAACCCGCATTATCCGGCAGTCCAATCGGGCTTCAGACGATCTCTTGGTCGCTGGCGACACCTTCACCCTCGACATGATCGACAAGGCGAAGGAACTGGCGATCACGGCGACCCCGATGATCAGGCCGATCCGCATCAAGGGCTCGAACGGCCCGCGCGGCAATGGTCGCAGCGACTTCGGCAACACGCTGGAGGACATCTATTGCGCCTATTTGCATCCCTACCAAGTCACGGCGCTGCGCCGCAACACTTCGACCGGCCAGTTCATCGATCTGCAGAAGGCAGCTTCGATGGGTCGGCAGGACACCGGCAACCGCATCTTCTCGGGTGCGATCGGCATGTACAACTCGACCATTCTGCGGTCGGCGTATGACGTGACGGATGGCGTTTCCGCAGCTGGCGCCGACGTGCCGACTGTGCGGCGTGCGGTGTTCCTCGGCGGTCAGGCGGCGATGATGGGGTTCGGCCGCGACAACAGCGCAACCAAGCTGACGTGGAACGAGGAGCTGTTTGATCACAAGCGGCGTCTTGAAATCTCTGCGCTGACGATCCACGGCATCAAGAAGACCCGTTACAACAACGTCGATTACGGGACCGTCGCGATGTCGACCTATGCGGCGCCAGCGACCTAACAGGAGGATCGACTATGCCTACTGGCACTCTTGGCGTTGCTGCGCGGCAAGACCCGCGGCAAGTCACCAATACGCTGAAGAAAACCATCAACTGGAACGACGCTGCCTCCGGTGTTGCCGTTCCAATGGCGAACTATCTGCCTCAAGGCGCCTTCCTGATCGGTTGCTGGGTCGAAGTTGTCACGGCGTTCAACGGCACCACGCCGACTGTCACGGTGGGTACCAATCCCACGACCTACAACAACATCGTGGCGGCGGGCGACGTGACGTGGACGGCGGCGGCGGCGGCGATCAATATTCTGCGTGGTCTCGGCCGTGCGCTGACGGCGGCAGGCGATGTGCTGCCGCAGGTGACGTGGAACGCGACCGGCGCGCCGACTCAAGGACAGGCGATCGTCGTGATCGAGTTCGAGGGCGGATGGCAGTCCTAAAGTTTCTCCCAGCCTTGGGCCGGGCGGCCTCGACCCCGCCCTGCCTCTTTTTTGCGAGGGTGAGATCATGAAGCGCTTCCTCAACTCGGCGGTTTGCGGCGCCATCTTCGGGCTGGCGGCATTGGCGACGGCGGCGCTGGCGCTGCAGATTTCGGGCCGCAACACCGACCGCTATCGCTCGATCGACCAAGTCGGGATCGGAGCATATTCGACCGACCTCAACGTCACCGCGACGCCGTCCGGCACGCAGGCCAACTCCTACCAGATCACGGCCGGCATGACCTATGTGACGACGGTTGCGACGATCGGCGATGCCGTCAGGATGCCGTCGACGACCGCGTTCTTCTCGCCGACCAACATCGATGCGGCGCTCAACATCGAAATCATCAACGGCACTGCCAACTCGATGAACGTGTTTCCGTTTGCGGCGACCGAGATCATGAACACCAATGGCGTGGCGAGCGCGCCCGGTGCGCTGATGGCAATCGCGGCAGGCAAGGCGGCGGACTGCTGGTCGGTGTCGGTTGGCAAGTGGTACTGCTCGATCGGGTAAATGTGGATGAGGCACCATGGCCAACGATCTGACGGCGATGATCTTCCGCATCGCTGCGGAGCTGGGGGCCCGGTTTGATCTAGCCGGCGCCGTGGGATCGGCGAGCAATGCGACGCCGAACAGCGAGGCGATCCGCAACGCCATCAACACATCGATCTCGATCTACCAGAAGCAGCGTTTCCGCTTCAACGAAATCAATCCCGGGGCGCCATGGACATTCACCACGAATGCCGGGCAGTCGGTCTATAGCGCGGCCGATGATCCATCGATCGCTTCCTCGTATTTCTTCGATTATCTCAATCTTCAGATCGGCAACACGCTGATGCAGCTGACGCAGGTGACGCCGGAGCGGCAGCACCTGAACATCCAGTTATTCACGCAGTTCGGGATGCCGACGAGCTGGGCCTATGAAGGCAACTGCTTCATCCTGTATCCGGTGCCAGTCTCGGTCTACACGATCTTTGTCGGTGCGCACCTCATGATACCGGGCCCAGTGACGGACAGCGAGCAGAACAATGTCTGGATGGTGCCGGATAAAGGTGAACGGCTGATTCGTTGCCGGGCGAAGTACGAGATCGCGACGCATGTCACGCGCAATGCGGTGATGGCTGCGACGATGTCGCCGGAGCCGGACGGCAACAACGGGCGTGCGGGCGAGACTTATTCGGCGTGGAAAACCCTGAAGGCCGAGACCAATAAGGTCACCTCGACGCGATCACGCGTGAAACCCATGGCGTTCTGAGATGGCAGATGTCGGCGACCTCATCCAGTTTCCGGATTACGTGCCCGACGTCACGCCGCTAGGGACGGCCGAATCGCAGACGATCTTCAACGTGATCCCACGGGCGGACGGCTATGGACCGGTGGCGAGCTTGCAGGCGTTCACGGCTACGCTGCCCGGTCCATGCCGCGGCTTTTTCTATGCCCGCAAGCAGGACGGCACGATCGCGGTGTTTGGCGCCACTGCGAATGATCTCTATCTCCTCAACAACACCACGTTCGCATGGTCGCTGGTGTCGAATCCGGCTGCCAGCAGCAGTACCGGGCATTACCAGACATTGGTGTCGACGGATAACTGGTCGTTCGCCCAGTTCAATGATCTGGTGATCGCCTGTCAGGCGAATACGGCGCCGCAGAAGTTCATCCTGACGTCTGGGGCGACGTTCATCGATCTCGGCGGGACGCCGCCATTCGCCGCTTCGGTCTCGGTGATCGGCTTCTTCGTGGTGCTGACGGCGCTGACATCGAACCAGAGGCGGTCGCAGTGGAGCGATCTCGGTGCACCGGAAGTATGGTCGGCAGGCGTCGGCCTCGCCGACTTTCAGGATTTCCCGGATGGCGGTTCGTGCCTGACGTCGAGCGGCGGGGATGCCTACGGCCTGATCTTTCAGGATCAATCGATCCGCTCGATGACGTACGCGGCGGGCAATCCGGCCGTTTTCCAGTTCTATCGCATGTCGACGCAAGAGACGCTGTATGCCAAATATTCGGTGATCAACATCGGCAACCGCGTGCTCTATCTCAGCTCCTCCGGGTTCAAGCAGATCGTCGCATCGGCTGATCCCCAGACGATCGGCAAGGAGAAGGTCGACCGGACATTTTTCAGCGATGTCGATCGCGGCAATCTGCAGCTCGTCATTGGCGCCTCCGATCCGGCGACGACACGGGTCTACTGGGCCTACAAGAGCATCTCTGGCAATACCGGACTGTTCGACCGCATCCTCGTCTTTGACTACGGCCTCAACAAGTGGTCGCGTCTGAATGTTTCGGGCGAATACATCGCCAATCTGGCCAAGCCCGGTCTGACGCTGGAGCAGCTCGACACCATCGCACCGGGACAGATTCAGGTAACGGGCGCCGTCGTATCCCCCACCTCGCCGCCTCTGATCCGGCTGACGCTGACGGCGACATCGAACGCTTACTTCAATATCGCCGGGCAAAACTTCATCGTGGTGCAGGGCGTCGTCGGCACGACAGAAGCGAACGGGACATGGAAGCCCAACATCATCGATTCGACCCACATCGAGCTGGTCGGTACGACCTTCGTGCACGCCTATGTCAGCGGCGGCACCATTGGCGGTTCGCTCGATGCGCTCGGTTTTTCGCTCGACAGCGTCGCCAAGGCGAACATCGCGCAGTTGTCGGCGTTCGACCCGGTCAATGCGCTCGGCTTCTTCAATGGGCCGACGCTTGAAGCGCTGCTGGAGACCGGCGACGCGGACGGCAAGGGGCAGTTCATTTTCACCGATGTCGTGATGCCGATCACGGATGCGAGCCAAGTTTTTGTCTCGGTCGGATGGCGCAACAGCCCGCAGGGTGTTGTCAACTACACCACTGAGAGGGCGATCGACGATCAGGGACAGGCATGTTTCAACCCGATCGAAAGCCGCTACCAGCGTGGCCGGGTGCGGATCGTGGCGGGGACAGCGTGGACGTTCGCGCGCGGCATTCAGCCCAACAGCCAGCTGGCGGGAGATCGCTGATGCCCGGCTTTGGCACCCTCGCACCCGGCGCTGACGACGACAATGAGCTGATGCGCGCCTATTATGATCCGATGACCGGCCTGAAAGTCGGCGGTCCGGACAGGTATGAGCCGCCGCCGAAGCCACGGACATGGCGGATGGAGCCCGATCTCGCCGGCACGCTGCAGGGTGGGACGCCGGATGTGGGCGGCGAAAATCCCTATCCACCGGGCAGCGAGGAATCGGACTATTTCGAAACGTCGCGGCTCGCGGGACCGGTCGTGCGGCGTCCCGGCGTTCTGCCGATCGTCAAGACGCCCGAGGGCTATGACTGGGCGATGCCGAAGATCGCCGACGTCGCGCAATATCTGGTGGGCGGTCCGGTTCCGGGAGTCAAAGCGGGCGAGATGGTGCTCGGCGCGGGGATGGCGCGCGCCAAGCGGGCTACAGCTGCCGGAGCGAAGGCCATAGAGGATACTCCGCCACCCCCGCCCAGCGGGGCTCCCAGCCCCGCCGGGACGCCTTCTAACGCGTTCACTCAGGGAACCGGGTCAATGCCGCAGCTGGCGGAGCGCTATCCAGAGACCGTGGAGCCGACGCTGAAGTACAAGACGACCAGTAAGCCGGTGCCAGCGAATGAAATCCCGACCGGGGACGAGCTGACGCGCAGGTTGGCGCTACCGAAGACCGATCCGCAAGCGGTGTTTCAGGGCAAGGCGGAAAGCCCGGAGGCAGGGCAGCTTGCCAAACTGCGCAGGAGCAGCGTGCTGACATCGATCCGACGATCCATGGTGACTATCACGACACCTCGCAAAACCTGATGAAAACGCAGGCGACACGCGATCAGTACGATCTGATGGCTAACAACCCGGACGCAGTGGCGCGGCTCAATGAGGCATATCAGCGTGGGCTGCAGCAAAAGGACATGGCCGGGAACTGGTATTTCATGAAGCAGCTGCAGGACGAGTTCGTCAATGAGTACGGTCCATTAATGGGACCGCGTCTGTTCAAGGAGCGTTTCGCTGACGCCATGGCCGCGACGACAGGTGGCGCCGATCCGACTGGCAATCTGCTGATGGCGCATTTTGGCAACTACCTCAAGGCTCGCGGTTTGCCGGTGCCAGAGGCGCATCAGTTTCCCTATCCGATTGGCGGACAGTATGCGGCGAATAACATGGCTCAGTTCCGCAAGATGATCATGGAGGGAGAAGGCATCGATCCTTTGACCAATGAGAAACGCTACAACTTCGCTGGCAACTTCCTCGGGCGCAACAGTCCAGCCACGATCGATGAACAGATGTCGTCGCTATGGGCGCCGGGCGGCGAGACACCGCCTGCAGGATTGGAGCGGTTCAAAACGATTTTCCAGAAGGGCATGGAGAAGCCACCGCCCGGCGCCTATGGACATTTCGAGCAGGTAATACAGGCGCTCGCCGCTCATCATAACGTCGATCCGCGCTTCCTTCAGGAGGTGGCATGGGCTGGCATTAAGGACATCAACACGCCGGGCGGCTATGTGGCCAAGCCGATGATCAGTCATGTCAACGATGCGATCGAGCGCACGCATCGGGTCACCGGTATGCCTCGTGCGGAGATCGTGCGGCGTGGTCTCGTGCGCGGCGAGATTCCCATCTACGGCACTGGTGGCGGTGGAGTTGCATCTTCGATGGCGCGTGACGATCAGCGGAGAGAGTGATGGCCGATGGATTTGGATCACTCGCCCCTGACATGCCTGCCGATGTCGACTGGTCGCGCTACAATCAGCCGTTTGGGCGACTCGACGATCCCAATCCTGTCCTGCACAAGACGCCCTACGGCAACATCTATCAGAGTGATCTCGATCGAGCTGCGAATATCGGGATGATTGTCTCCGGTGGTGGATTGGCCACCAAGGCCGAGGCCGAGGCACCGTCGATTGTTCAAAAGGCCAAAACCGCGTATAACAACTGGCATGACGCGCTCGAAGGAAGACCAGCCACAGAAGCCCCCGCAGCAGCCCCAGCTCCAACCGAACCGCGACCCGGCGATAATGTCCCCGGAGGAGCAGGCGGAGGAGACGCTCGGCTGGGACAGGCACAGGCATCGGCAGAAAGGGCTGCCGGGGCGCACCTCCCCCTCGCAGGGCTTCCCCAAAAAGCCCTAGAGGTTGGCGACAATCTCTATGTCCCCGGGCCGATCGGCAAGATCAAGGACGTCGCCGACAGCTACATGCGGGACCGGCTGACGCCGAGCTATCACCAGCAGCCGATAGCGTATCATGCGCTCGATCCCGAGCACTCCCGCAACATCGCGCAGGCCTTTGAAGAGATGCCGCATACGCCGGATGATCCGGCTACCAAGGCGTCTTATGAGGCGATGATCAGGGAGACGCGCGAGCAGTACCGGCATATCCGCGCGCAACATCCTGAGCTGCAGATCGAGGCGAACAAGCCCGGTGAAGACCCCTATGCGGCGACGCCACGGCTGGCGGCGAGGGACGTCGCGGAAAACAACCACTTCTCGTTCTTCCCGACCGAGCAGGGTTACGGCACCGGCGAGCAGGGCGGCATCGACATGGCGACGCATCCGATGATGCAGCCGTCCGGCGAGACGCTGAACGGCAAGCCGCTGCTCAACAACGATCTATTCCGGATCGTCCACGACTATTTCGGGCACTTGAAGGA